GTAGAGTTTGCTGGTGGTGAACCTTTAATGGATCCACAACACTATCGCATATTAGATATGTTAGCGCCATATGGTAACCAAATTGAAATCAAGTATGCTACTAACCTAAGTATGCTAGGCAAGAGCAATCGCACTATCTGGGAGTATTGGCCTAAGTTTAAAAGCGTGGCAGTCAATGTAAGTATTGATGGTATTGGAGATAGTTATGAGTATGTACGTGGCAACGCATCATGGGCAGAGCTAGTTAACAACATTAAACAAATACAAACTATTCCTAACATTAGTCGCATTGTCGGTGCTGTTACTGTACAGGTTAGCAACGTGCTCATACTAGATAAAATGATCGAATACTTCCTCAATGACTTGGGCATTGTATTCCATACACATCGAGTTGAGTATCCTAAAGTATTATCCGCACAAGTGTTGCCCAGAGAATTGCAAGTGCTTGCTATTACAAAATTACGTGCCGTGATGGATCACTTAGAAGATTTTAAATTAGTTAAACAACATCCAGAGTTATTAGCTTACACACGTGGACAAATACAAGACAACATTAACTATTTGATGGCACGTGACCAAAGCGACAAGTGGCCAGATTGTGTAGCGTTTAATCGTGAACTAGATAAAACACGTAATCAAAGTTTTACAGATGTTACTCCGGAGTTTAAGCAATATGTTTAAAGTCATTTTAACTAACGGTATTGAAGATGCTGTATTAACTTTTAAGTTGCGAGATACTGATATTGCATCAAAGTGGTACAACGAGTTAAGTAGGAATTACGAACTGCACGAAATTGATAGATTTAGTAATTGGAATGTTGAACCTGATTTAGTAGATAATCTTAATTTGCAAATTGATATCATTAATGCCTACGACTACATTATAGATTCTAAAGCATCTACTACGTCCACACAGGATGATCTTAATTACTTACACAAGTTCTTTGAAGACTACAGAGGAGAAGTTACTGTAGGTACTCCGTGGTATCACAGAGCACCAGCAGATGTGAAAACAGCTTTAGAAAAATTTAATGTACTAATCCACCGTCTTGAAGAACAAATAAGATCTCCAAAGCATCCTACATTAGTTGTAACTTTTAAAAATCGTCCACAGCTATTGCTTACTAGAGACGACATGAAAGAGTTTACATTCAATTGGCACAAAGGCACAGTATACATAAACTATTGCCATGTGGGTAAACCTATACTAGATGTATTCAAAGATCAAGACAAGATTACAGAAGGTGTAAGGCCGCAAACGCATTACAGTGCAGACTTTATGATTAAGTTTGGACCATCGGCAAACTACTTTATCTATGTACTAAGGAAACTAGTAATCAACACATGGCTAAGATTTCAAAAATTTAAATTTAGTAATCCAAACATAGGTTATATTCCAGTAGCGGATATTGTCGGCGATTTTAATATAGACAATTATAGAAAATTTAATAAGGTAAAGAGTGTAACATGCTTAAAGTAACAAGTAGATACCCTCACCAGAATACAATCAAGATTGAATGGAACCTTGGTAAGCGTTGTAATTACGATTGTAGTTATTGTCCTAGTGAAATACACGATAACTCAAGTCCGCACACTGATATCGAAATACTTAAAAGTGCTGTTGATAAACTTGTAACATTAGGCAAGCCTATACGTCTTAGTTTCACAGGAGGCGAGCCCACTGTACATCCTAAATTTCAAGAGCTAATAACTTATTGCAGATTTAAAGGTGTTCATTGGATTAGTGTTACAACTAACGGTACATTGCCTTATGATTTTTATCGCATACTACCTGTAAATCAATATGTGTTTAGTCTACACTTAGAATACGACTGGCAACGTGTTTACAGCACTATGAGCAAAATTGCTGACCGTACTAATCTTAGACTCATAGCACAGATCATGTGTCATCATGATCATATGCTTTCGGCACGTACACTTTTTGCTAGATGCTTAAATGATAAGATTCCATCGACACTAAGACGTATACGTTGGACAGAAGGCAACCATGACTTGTTTGACGACATGCGCTATCATCCAGATGACCTAAACTGGATCAAAGATCAGGAAGCAACTGTTGAGAAAAATACTGTAGTATGGCTTAACAACGAACACGCACAGTTACACTATCATGCTAACGACATGATTAAGAATCATCAAAATAAATTTAACGGTTGGACTTGCAACGCAGGTATAGAAAGCCTAATGATAAATTGGGACGGAGTAGTACACAGAGCGACTTGTAGAGTCGGTGGTAGTCTTGGCAACATATATGAAGGAAGCTTCGTTGCTCCTAGCGAACCCGTAACTTGTGACCGTAATTTCTGTACCTGCGCGGCAGACATTCCGTTAACTAAGTTTAAACTTTGAAACGTGTGTTTCAGGAACACAGAAACAATTCTTCTTAGAACAGATAGCTGGCTTCAATTCAGGACTAAAAGTTTGTACAAAGTCTTGATCTAAAATATTAAATTTAGAATCTAAGCCATACAAGGATTGACTACACGCTCCTTGTATTTCACCTGTCCAGTGAATGTAAATATTCTCCAATCCTATATTACAACTCCATCCTTGGAAGTCTGTCCATTTCTTATTAATGTAGGTATTAGTTTTTGCTTTTATTTTCTTATTGTTTTCAAAATAAGCTATACTTTCAAACAGTCTAATCTGTCCTTCAAATATTAATTTTCTGTTTTTCCAGAAGTACAGCAAACTAGGAATTCGTTTTAACGGATTTTTTAAGAACAGTTTTTGTTTATTAGTTAACGGTATGTCTGTATCACTTACAACTCTTATACCTGCTATCTCAAGAGTTTCCGGTTCAATGACTTCGCTAGTCATGATGAACCATTTATGCTTACTGTTCTTTCTCATGTATTCGATAGTATCTAAACCTTGTTGCCAATGTTTACGATCCATTAAAACTTTAACGGTTACTTTTTTGTTAAACTCAAAAAGTGTATCTGCTACAGCAATCATATGGTCAGCATCTGCTTGTGCTATATGGAATGACAAGTGTGCGTTATCTATTAAGTCGCCATTTTCTTTCCACCAACGTAAAGTTCTACTACCATTACTGATTATTGTAAAATATATGTCATTGTGTTTTTTTACTTCTCGTATAAACGTTGCCAGCTCTTTCCATAGGGTAGGTTCTCCACCGCCCATTTTAAGATGTATTTTAGTTTTACCCAAGTGTTGTTTATAATGATCTATCATGTGATTAAAATTCTTAACCAACAGATCTAAATCCTTTGGAGAAGGATAGTTACCTTCGTGACTTCCGGGCCAGCAATACTCGCATTTATAGTTACAGACATTATTAGGATGCCATCGTATTTCTAAAATGTTTGACTGCTGTGTTGATACTATCTTTATAGGCTTCATAATAAATGGGCCAGCTCAGGAAAGGTTGTTTTAAAATCAATGCCACGCTGGTGATCCATTGTACTGATAAACTCTTTAAAATCGGGTATTAAATTAGTATGGTCTTCGGCGTCCATCCAATCTAATATACCTTCCCATCGTTTCCAACCGTATGGATTAACTTCCCAGAATTCTTTATCTTTAGTATAGTTGTCCCACAACCAATCCTGTAAATCGGCAAATAGTTTTCTAACTTCTTCTTTGTCTTCTTTAGGAAGTACACGCAGACTTAACCATGTAGGGATCCAAATTAAATGTACACCCACCAGGCCGCCACCCATTGTATGTCCTGCGGCATTTTTATCAAAGTTAACTTTTTTAAAGTTCATTCGAACCTTCCATTTGATAAAGTCTGGTATATGTTTAATGTTTAAAATCTGAACAGCACAGGCAATGTTAATTTGTATGTTGTCAGGTGTGTTGTCTAACTTAACAAGGTTGTCCTCAACAGTTTTCCAATCTAATGGATAACGTATGTACTCGCCTCTAGCTTCTATGCCATCTAAGCTAACACCTACTTTTACTTTTTTAAATTGCTTCCATACACTGATGATATCATCTGATATAAGTATGCCATTAGTGTTGTATCGTAAACTAATCTTATCAGCATACCCACGTTTGATAATCTCTTCTAGGAACACACGATGCTCTTTAATCAGCAAAGGTTCGCCGCCGGCAAAGTAAAGTTGTTTAATGTTTGGAATTTGATCAAATATCTCTCTCCAGAACTCAGGATTCTCATGCCAACGATTATCATGGAAATCTGAATTCCATTCCATTTGTTTTTTAATTAGGGGACTTTGAATTAGTGGATATACTTTTTTATATTCAGGAGTCCACATACTGCTGTCATGCGGACTACACATAATACATTTAAGATTGCATGTATTACCTAATCGAAGATCCAAGTATTGTAGTTTATAAGGAACACTACCATCTTCTGTAGTTTCAGCAATTAGTTCTTTAATATCAAGTTGTTCATGCAGATGCCATGTACCAGTTTCCCAGATACGTTTACTACTGATACCACGCTGTTCTTCTTCATAACATTTTAAACAACTAGCAGGAACTTCTCCGGCTAGCATTGTCTTACGCACCGACTTCATAAAGTCATTATTAAATGCTTCTGTGGGCAAGTCTCGACCAAAGTTAGCAGGAGTACCATCCTCCTTCTTAACTAAGCCTACTTTATAATCTCCACTGTCTGCACCACTGGCATTTGCAACACAGCATATACGCATGTCGCCATTTGGTCGAGTGGCAAGATGTATCCACGGTAATACACAAAAGCTAGGGCTACCAGTTACTTCTGTAATCTGTTGTTGCCATTTGCCTATTTGTGTATCTTCAGGTTGTATCCAAAAGACTTTACTCATCTTTTTCCTATAATCATAAATCGTGTATACATTGGCAACTCTAATTGCCCTGCGTATAAAATAGTTTTAAGTTCGCATTGTGATTTAAATTCTTCTAAATCTGTAGCGATGCGAACATGTTCGGGTATATTGTAGTTATTGCTTTGTAGGATAAAGATACTGTTGTTTGGCATTCCACTTAACCATATATCATATTGATCCTGTGTAATATGCTCACAGCTAGTATTGATAATAATATCAGCATCACTACGCATGGCACACATGTCTGCTGTTACAGCATGGAACTTTCCTGATTCTAATTCCATCTGATTCATCCTGTTAGCAACTGCTTCACATTCTGGATCAATGTCGATACTTCTAATAGTGTTAATATACAAATTACTTTGAAATAACATACTGGCCAATACACCTACCCATCCACCGTGGATATCAACACTAGGCCAATCTTTAGTATATGCTCTGACTCTATTAAGTTCTTGTATTAACCATTCTTTGCTTTGTATTTGGCCGCGCCAGAAAGCATCCATAGTACGCATTGGATCTTTACTTTCACGGATGGCACACATCCAATGATGTAGATGTTCTGTATCAATTAACAAATTGAGCTCCTAGTTTATCAAACTTTCCGCATTGTCTACTACATTCAACTAAAGGCTTAACGGCCCATGTATCTTCTATTTGTTTAAAGTAGCCAGAGTCAAATATTTCTTTCATTGTATTTTTATTTAGGTTAGGGAATACGCCTATGGCATCCATGTAATCGACTCTGTTATCCTGGTTGGGCAACTGCCATGAAAAGTCTAACCAACAGCAAGGAGTAATGCCACCATCTGCACTTATATAGACTTGGCTATACTTCTTTGCCTTGCATTGTATTTCAGATGGCGCCATTGTTAATAACTTTGATGTATGAGATTCACTAAGTTCTGTTGGCAACAAAATATTAACAGTCTTGCCTTGTTCATCTAATACATGAAACTTATTATCTTTGAAGCGACTAGTGTGCTTGGTA